CTAGGTTTCGTAAAGTCGGCGACGAATGCGCGTTGTTTGAAGCCACTCACGGGACTGCGCCGAAATATGCGGGCCAGGATAAAGTCAACCCAGGCTCCATTATTCTGTCTGCGGAGATGATGCTGCGCCACATGCAGTGGTTCGAAGCCGCAGACCTGATTGTTAAAGGTATGGAAGGCGCGATTGCCGCGAAGACCGTGACCTATGACTTCGAACGTCTGATGGACGGCGCTAAGCTGCTGAAATGTTCAGAGTTTGGTGACGCGATCATCGAAAACATGTAATCCAGTTTTTGGGTTAAACAAGAACGGGAGCCGAAGGGTTCCCGTTTTTATTACCTTCTTAAAATTCTTCCCCAAAACTTTCCCCAAAACGTTTCCCCAAAACCCTTATGATTTCACCCTGTTTTTGTGTTGACGATCACCCAATCTTTTCCTCTGTCATCATTATATTTGTCTGTCATTTTTCTTGATTTATGGCCGAGTAATTTTTGCGTGTCGACACCTTGTTCTCTGTACAAGCGTTCTGATAATGATCTCTGTTCGTGAAAAGTGGGTGGGGATCCCTTATCCCATTTCAGTCCACTTCTGTCACGTGCTTTTTTGAATGTTGAAGTTAAAGAACTGGTTGAAACCTGATCACCGCGGTTTGCTTGTGAGGTGGTATGTCTGAAATGCACAAGATATTTACTGATGACTGCATCCCGGCATTTAGATACAACGTCCCGAAGAGTTAAACCCAGGGCTTCACATTTCAAGTCCAATGGTATCGCTAAACGCGATCCTGTTTTTTCCTGTTCGACATGGAGCATATCGTCCCATATGTCTTTAAACTTCATGTTACAGATATCGCCCAAACGCTGACCTGTTATTATCGCGAGCAACATTCCACACTGGAGGTACGGTTCTTGCTTTTCGGCAGCTTCATAAATAGTTTTCCACTCTTCCAGAGAAAGACGCTGACGAGTGACTCTGTTTCTCGGCTGCTTGGTCGCCAGGGCAGGGTTATAGCCTGGAGGGACATGACCGTTATGTTGCGCTTCTTTGAATACATCAATCAAAACCATGCGAACAACTTGCGCCATACGATTATGGCCTTCAGCCTTAACTGCATCCGTTATCTCAGAGATATCCAATGCGGAAATATCTTTCAAATATTGCATACCGCAATGTTCGCGAAATAACCTGACTGGTTTTGCTTTCTGTCGATAAGAATTAGGTCTGAGTTCACGGTGTTTTAACCGTTCGTCCTGAATTTCATTATACTTATCAATCCACTCAGTGACAGTAATGTCCGTTCTTCTGCCTTTCATTCTGGCAAGACGGTCGTTAACACTAAGAACCTGCCTGGTTCTTTGTTCTGCAATGATCGTGTTCGCTTCGGATGCAACCTTTTTAGCTTCCACTTCATCAGTACCCAAGCTGTGAAAGCGTCCGGAAACAGGATGTTTATATTGCCAATAAATCTTGCCCGTCCGCTTATCTAGCTTGCAGTATAGATTCGGAATTGAAATTTTGTGAGAACGTGGTCTAGCAGCCATCTGCAATAATCCGTTGTAATCTTGGACTGGCGTTTGCCGGAATTTTCGGTTCGGCAAGCGTACCAACAAATCGAGCATTACGGTCTACCATCCAGTAACGACCTACTTTAACAGCTGGAGGTATCATCATTTTGCCTTTAGCGTATTTCTTAAGGATACGCTCACTTGGTGCTTGCGCTCCGAACTCCTCATTGGCCCAGTCGAGTAAGGAGATCATTCGTGACATTTATTTTTCTCCACAAAGCCCGGCTGCACCCGGGCTGTAACATCAAATATCAGTGCTGGTGGTTGGTATTGATATCAGCCGCCTTCAACGCGCTCCCACCAACGTCTTGATCTGATTGCCTTCACTACAGACTCTTTATCTTTTTATGCAGCACATTGGCGTAGCTCCATCAGTTCATTAAAGCGGGCCATAAACAGGCCGAAAGCCTGACTGGGGCGAAGTGGGTAGATTTCGAATAAATCTGTCGGGGGAATACCTTCCAGTATTACCCAGGGAATACTGTCATCAATATCCAGATCGCGGCGTTCAGTTGCCAGCATGGTCAGATCTGCATACTTCACTACGCTGGCTTCTTCCAGTGGCAAGCCAAACTTAAAGCGGATCAGTTGATCGGTATGTTTCTCAATCTCGCGATAATCAGGCAGTAACGCTTTTAATGGGGCAGGGATATCCTGGCAATACGCTTCGGCTGCGTCGTGCATCAGGGCTTCAAAGGCAAACTCCGGTGATACAAGCTGGCTGCACAGTACGGAATGCTGCGCCACGCTATAAAACTCAGGGAGATGTCCGGAGAAGCGGCAAATATTGGAAAGCGCCACGGCGATATCTTCAATATCAATGTCGTCAATAGTTGCGCTGAGATAATCAAATTGTTTACCTGAAAGTGTTTGAATAAAACTCATCGTTGGTTCTCCTTATAATTTATTTCGCGCTGCACCGCGTGAATTTTGGTTGTGCGAATCCCTCGCCGGGTGGCGATAATTAACAGAATTACACTTCAATAAATCCCCGCGGCGCCGGGGATTTAATGCAGAGCAATTACGCTTTAAAGTTACCGATGAACGTTTCTACTGATTCACCGTCGAATTTGCTGATAAGCAGGTCGCGGAATTCATTGGCGATCGCTTCTTCCTGCGCTTCCAGTTGTACGATACGCAGAACAAAGCGAGGTTCATCACCGGTCAACATGCTGTTGCGGAGGCTGAACGCACGTTCACCGAGACCCTCATACGGAACACATTTGAACTCAAAAGCCACCGGCATAACGTCTTTGCTGCTGGCCTCAATGCTTTGCATAAGGGATTTCTTACCGCTGAAATCGCCATCTTCATGATCCTGCTGGGTTGCCTGTTGGATCGTAATGCGGCGAACAGCCTGGGCAGCCTGTGAAATCTGCATTGTGTTACCGTCAGAATCGAACGCCAGGAGATAATCGCTCCAGTCTTCAAGCCATTCGGCGATCTGTTTTTGTTTCAGGCGTTCCCCGTTGATCTGGAGCAGGGCGCGGAATGGTGCAGTCTGTTTCAGCGTGATAGAAGCAACGTTGTCTGCATGACCGGGGTTATCCAGCGTACCAATATTGAAAACTGAGCGAGCTGTCATATGGTCAGCATCAATAAAGCAGCGTGCTTTTTCGGTTGCACTGGCATAGCCCTTTGAATAACGGACAAAGTCTTCAATGCTGGTGGTAGTCATGGCGCCGCGGAAGCGGAAACGCTCCAGAGCAAAGCGTTCGAGGCTTTCAACACCTGTCCCGGCAGGCAATAATGCTGTCGGGCAAGCCAGCCCCTGAATATCGTTCAGGTGATAGCCAGAAAGAACCAGGTCTTTTACCTGCTGAAAAGTGCCGCTGTCTAACTGAGACATAAAAATTCCTTATTAACTAATGATCGAAGTGGTGGCAGTGAATTGGTTAGCTGCGGTTCACTGAGCCGCTTTAAGCTTTCCGTCAGTAGTGCCTTTAATACTGAACAGTTGACCCTGATCTTCCTGCAGTATGGTGAGCTTTCCGCCCTTGTTAACCCACATTGGGGTTTCTGTTGTGTCCTCTTCTGACGCTTTACCGCGTGGCGTCGGAGTGCTGTACTGCAGCTTGTGTTTAATTTTGACGCGCTTCTCTTCGACTGAATTTCCCATGCGCTCAAAATCAAAGGTGAGCACTACCTTGCCTTTATTGCCGTTATTCAGAACGCCTAATCCGACAGTATTCAGCGCTGCCGCGATTTTGTTCATGAACACGCCGGCATCCAGTTCGCCCAGAAAGTCGGGCACTACGGTCATGCGGTCATCATTCATCGTTAACCCCTCAAGATGGCGGTTGCCACCGCCAGTTGGTTTCTCCACAAAACAGAAAAGAGCACCTGCTGTAACAGCTTTCCGGGTGGATTGGGTAATGAGCCCGTCGCGCGGAGATGCTCTTTTCTGTTGTGTAAAAAGGCCGGCGTCACGGCAGAACACTGTCGCCTTCCTCCTGTTGTTGGAAGAGCCGGACGCCGACAAGACTTCACACAGCAATAACGTTGTGGTGCCGGGTGCCTCCCGGTAAACCATACCCCAGTCAATATGGTTCGGGAGGAACATTAACTATTTGACTGGACGCCCCGCCGCAAAGGGGGATTCACCGCATAAGAAAAATCTACAACTCACAAGTAATAAAAGACAATAACATTTTTGTGCATTTTTTATAAATGACTATCTT